TCCATTACGACGGTCAACTCACGCCCATTCCACACAGGCATGGCACGGAAAATCGAGCAAATATCGTTAATCACATCATAGGCAGCACGCTGTTCAGTGAGCCACGCATTACAGGTAAAACGTGGTTCAGTACCGCCAAAACCATCGGGCACAAGTTGATCACAATATTGAGCGACTTGATACAACGCCCATTTATCAATCGCCATTTCGCCCACACGTTCGCCCAAGCCATAGCGTTTATTGGTGACGATGTCGTAAAGTACCCAAGCCGGATTATCTGACCACGCAATTTTGAATGTGCCATCCCACAAGCCTTTATATTCACGAGTTTCAGGGTTGTAGTTGCTCGGTACTTTGAGTTTAATGCCTTTGATGTCGTAGGTGCGTGTTGGCAAGTTGGAGAAATATTCCGAATCAAATTTTACGCCCACATAAGCCGTGTTTGGGTAGGTAAATTCGGTATCGATAATTTCCGTGTAACTTGACCAAACGGTATTGTTTTGTAGGCGTTGCGATTTGCTGTCTTCGGTTTCACGTTCAACACGCACGGTAAAAGGCGTTTTAGGCAAATCTGTGAAAGTATGTTGCTGTAAATATTGTGAGCTATACTTGCCAGAAATCGTAATAGGATAACGTTTATTCCCAATAAATATGGTTAAATTGACCGTAGCACCATTGGTATCGCCATTATCTTCTTGTCTAAAAAGAGATTGCACCCCAAGCGTTAAACGCAATCTTGAGACTTTCGCATCCGTAATTGTGCGTGTAATGGGTGTTACTTTTCTGATTTGAGCACCAACGGAAACCTCTTTTTCAGAGGTATTAAAACCTGAAATAATCTCTTGCGATTGAGAACCAACTCGCCCTTCGAGCAGTACATTTTGGAAATTGTAGCTTTCATCTTCATTTTGAACAGGGGTATTGTCAAAATAGACGGATTTCATCCCCTCCGCTAATCCTTCCACTTCGCCTTCAGAAATCACTTCAACGATTTTGACTCGCTGTTTGCTACGTCCGCTTTCTTTTGCTTCAACAGGCGTATGTCCACTACCGCCACCGCCGCCACCAAAAACCTTTTTAAAAAAACCCATTAGTCACCTCTTATTTTAATTTCGCTGTTTCTGCATCGAAAGTTTCCACACCTTGCGAAATAATCATTGACCCGGTGCGAATCCGTCCATAGGCCAACGGCATCGGTTTTCCTTGCGATGCCATATTCGATAAGTTCGAAAAAGCGGTCGAATTTTTCTTCTCTTTTTCAGACACATTCGGCATATTAGGCTGTTTCGTCAGCATTTGAGCCACACCACCTAATAATAACGAAGCACCCACTGCACCAATTGTCCAAGCGGTTGAGGCAGCGACTGCACCTAATACCAATGGGCTTAATACCAACGCAGTTGCAATCATTGCAACGCCTGCAATCACACCAAAGACTCCGCCACGTTTTGCCCCTTTTAATACGGGCGTAATGTGGATCACATCGTTTTCTTTCAGCGTGTAATACAACCCTTTTTCTAAATAGCGATTATCGATATATTGTTGAGCAATGCGAACGGTAAACAAGCCTTGCTGAATAAATTGGCGTAAATGGGGAATTTGACTGGTTAAGGCACGTAAGACTTCTGCCGTATTCTGTACCTCTAATTTGAATGTAGTGCCAAACTGTTTAAGGGTACCGTAAAATCTAACTGTGACCATTGTTTAAATCTCCAAATACTATGTGTGTGTTTGAGCCAATATCCATCATACAAATCGCGTTTTGAAAGGCGTTTGGGGGAATGGTGCAATACCATCTGTTCGCCAATATAAATTGCTGCGTGATTGGGCACTTCTGAGCTAATCTGCACTAAAATGACATCGCCAATCTGTAAATCGTGTAAATCCGTGACTTTTTCAAAACCTTCCTTCTCGATATTATCAAGATAAAGATTGAAACCATCTTCCCACCAATGATCATCACGCTCGTAGTTTTTCATTTCATAACCCGCTAGTCGGTAAAAATCACGATAGAGGGTGTAGCAATCCATTTTGCCGTGTTCAAATTCCCGGCCAACAAGCGGTAGAATTTTCGGGAAAATATGCAATTTTCCATCACATACCAACCAAAAATCGAACTGGCAACACATTTGAGTTTGTAAATCCGCCACGGATAACACGGGTTCGCCATTGGGGTGCGAATGCACCAGTGCGATCACCTCACCTTGCTGTTCCGCATTGAGATAATCTTCAGGGGAAATCTCAAAGTGATTTTCTTTATCTACTGCGATGTTTTCACAAGGCAGAAAATGAGATTCACCGCCCTTTAATACGACAAAACCGCAACATTCGTGCGGTTCTTGAGATTTGGAGTAGGTAATGATGGTTTGTTCTAATTCTAGCATTTTACGTACCTCATCAAATATGATAAAAGCCCCAAGTGTTACAGCACTCGGGGCTTATTTTTTAACCTAACTTATTCACACTTACAAACCCGCCATAGTTGTGGGTGTTGTTGCGTAACTTGCAACCACTGAGCAAACCACTGCATTTGTCTTTTTTCGGATCGGTGGTCGGTTGGTCTTTTTCGTCTGCCACCGCTCTGCCTGTGTAGCCACATTCTACGCCACGATAGAGCCAGCAGCAGGTTTCCGTAATCAGCCGTGCACCAATCAGGGCGTTATCAGTTTCGCTAGGTAAAGCAAGTGTGAATTGAGCCACATCGCGTTTGAGTGAAGAAAGCTGCTCAATGACAAAATAACTAACCGCTTCTTGCGTGGGGTCGGCTTGTTTGTTACCGCTCGTAAAATTCACTGCATCAAGATAGTGCATATACACCAAGCGACGGCGTACAATACCGCCTAAACATTGGTCAAAGCGGTTGCAAAGCACGGTTAATGCACCATTAAGATTAGCCAGCGTGAGCGTAGGGCGATTACTCGGCCCTTGCCCCGACATTTCAAAACCTGAGGCATCTGCCCCAAAAGGTTGATAAGTTTTTTCTTGCCAGACAATCGACTGTGAAAGTTCGTTCTTGCCTGCATAAAAGCGGTACACTTCACCATTGATTCCATCGGCATCTTTTAATCCACGCAAATCCACCTCAAAGAGTTCAATCAAGGCGTTTTGTTCGAGTTTAGCAAGGTCAAGTTTGAATTGGTTGCTGATAAGCGTTGCCATTAGGGTTCCTCTTTAAAATCGCAGCTAAATTCGGTGTGAACCAAGCCCACTTTTGCCGGCCATTTTTTACAAATCACTTTTTTGCGCTGCTTGGTTAAAGGGTCGATAAAGATAAACGGCTGAATGCCTTTGTGTCTTGCAAAAAATTCGGTAATTTTCACCGCTTGGCTGTTGCGAGCTTTGATCGTGACCGAGTAAGTATTCAGCATTGAGTTAATACCATTCTGTCTGAGTTGGGTGTAACCATCACCAAAACTAACTTCGGTAATATCAGGCTCGTTTGCGATGCTGTAATTCGGGCGAATGCACCAGTTGAATGTTTCCATTTTACCACCAGCGGATTGCTTTAATAATACTTGGTAATTTCCAAGTAAAAGCAAAGATAAAAATTAAAAAAGCAACGGCGAACGTTGCTTCCCATAATCCATATTGCATAATCAACTCCTTGAAAAAAGGAATAACACTGTTTATAATTTGCTCCATATATTTACCTTAATAAATACTTCCACAACCTATTTATGGGTAATAAAAACCCCGAGTAATTTGCCGTTACTCGGGGTTTGTTTTTTGAGATTATCGTGCGAACATTCCGCCTGCTCTAAAATTGCTTTGTAGCACGTTGTTTGTTTCGTTTCGGGCGATTTGTCGCATAAGCTCGATGGTAATTTCCATCTGTCCGTTGCGTTCTTTTTGCGAGACATTCGCTTCCATCGGTTCGCCGTTGTTGATCACGTTTACCGAAATTCGCCCTGTATTTGCTTGGCTTGGTTGATAGTACATTGTTGGTAAGGTGGGTACAGCAACACCGCCACCGTTGGCAAAACCACGTTTACCGTAGTTCAGATAATCCAAGTAACCTGTGCCCAATCGTGCAGTGGCTTCTTTCGTGATCACATATTCGCCTTTGTGGACGATACCTGC